CCACGCAATCGCCACGATCAGCGCAGGAAAGAACGAGAACACGCCCATGTTCAGGATTACTCCGCAGATTGCAGTCACCACCATCCCGATGATGATCTGCCAAAGGTTTGATTTTGTCATTGTAGTTTGGTTTTAGAGATACTTTTTCGTTTTGGCCGCCGGTTTCTCCGGAGCTTCCGGCTCGGGCTGCTTCACCAGCTCATCGAGCATCATGCGCTCCGAGGTGGTGAGCTTGTTTTCCTCCCAGAGCGCATCGGCCCCGGCCTCCGAAAGAAACGGCTTGAGTTCGACATCCGACGTGTCCACCTTGTTCATATCGTCGAGGAATGAAGCGACAGCGGCTTTGTCGTTACCTTCGGCAATCCTTCCGGTGTTCGGGTCGATCTCGATTCCGTACTTCTTCATTGCCGTACGCATCTTCTCGTCGCGCATTTCGAGGTTGTATTTGGCAACCTTCATTGTGTCGAGCAACCCTTTGCGCTCATCGTGAGAAATGCTGCCGGAACTGATTTTGCCCAAAAGCTGGGTCAGTGCTACAAGTTCGATCTTTTTCATTGCTGATTAATTGTTGGTTGCAGGATTGAAGTTGCCGGCGGAATAGGCCGTGTGATCCAATTTGGTAGTTTTGACGTTGTCAAACGCCTTAACGTTCCCTGTGACACTCAACTCGCCATTGATTCGAAAGTTGGCCCCTGTTGCCAATGCGCGCTGTACACGTTTGAGGAACCGCGCGTCTCTTTTCTGTCGGAAGTAATTGATAATCTTTTTCATCTTTTTGAGTTTTTAGGGTTACGCTTCGATTACTGATTCAGGCTGTTCGGTCATCGTCAGCGCGATGGCGTCCATCTTCTGCATGAACGGAGTGAGGATCGCCTGCGCCTGCGAGAAGTACTCCACATCCGCGCTGATCTGCATCTGGCCGCCAGCGTACTGGTTGAACGACGCTTTGACTTCTCCGTTCTCGGTGATCTGGCCGCCCGTGTAGGAAGCGACCACGGCGTTGGTCATCGTCACCTCCGCCGAAACTTCGGCTGAACCTACACTCGCCTTGATTAGCCGCTGGATCGTTTGCGCGGTAATCGTGTTCTCGTTGATAATTGCATTTACGGTTGACATAATTGAAAGATTTTTATTGGTTAATAATAAATTAGATGTTTCTTGCCTGTATCTGGAAGGTTCCGGTCTGGTCGAGCAGTTCGCCGAATCCGAGTTTGATGTACGAGTTTACTACGCCGGTCGGATAATTGTCCAACTGAAATTCCCCGTTATGCCATGCGAACTGCTCGATCTGCAACACATAGTCCCGGCTTTCCCCGGCAGCCAGAACGATCATCGAAACAAGTTCACCCGTAGTAGCATTCAATACGAGGGGCGTCCCTTTTTCGACCGTTCCCCAGAACGATACTACCTCTACTTCTTGCAGCGTGGTGTAGCTTACTTTGTGTTCTGCGATATTGGTGATCGTTACCTTGACATACGCATACTGACCGTGAAATATCAACGGAGAGGATGTAAAGTTGCTGAACGGGCTGTAAACGGACGAATTATCCGTATTTATCCCGGTCATCTTGGCCGAAATCAGGATCGAGTAGAAAATATTGAGCGGAACCGGATTGATGAACGTACTGTTGTGATACACCACCAGCGGATCGACTTCCAGATCGCTGATGTTCCATTCGTCCTGATTCGTCCAGGTGGATTTTTTCTTGCTCAGCACGAAGAGCATGTATTTGTGGTGCGTTCCCGCTCCGATTTCGAAGAAGTCCACGGTAAGACTATTGCCGCCCTCGCCGATGGTCTTGTCGCAAGTGATTAGTTTACCCTCGGTGGCGGTCAGCGAGGTCAACAGTGCAAAGCCCCAGTAATAGTATTGAATCCCTTTCATGTTCAGGGCCGAAACGTTCGTCTTGCTGCTCGCAGGGATTTGTTCGAAGGTGAACGTACGGGTGGTATAACCCGTATCAGACATATTGACGCTGACGGTTCCCATGCAACCAGAACTGAGGCAGGGCCGCGCGGTGTGCTCGTAACCGCCGAAGTCGTGAAGGTTATACGGACTGAGCCGCCCGCCGGTGGGTTTGTCCCGCGTCCAGTTCAAGGATGTATCCACGGGTAGGGTCAGTGCCGGGATATTGATCCCGAAATTCTGTTTTACATTGGCCGGCCAGTCGGTATCCGGATCGTGATAGGAATCTGAATCGACAGGTTTATAATAGGAAAACATATTGACCTTATCCGAACAACATAGCACTTTTATGTTCGACGAGGATTCGCCGAGCGCGCGTTGTACGTCAATAATGGGGTCTGGTTTCTTTGGTAGTGCCATAATTTTATTGATATGCTGTTACGCCGCCCGTAGCGACAAGGTTTCCGTTCACGCGCAGCGCGCCGTTGTATACGTCGATGGTTATTCCTCCAATTACGAGTTTGGTGGCAGTGACGGTACCGGCAGCGGTAATGTTTTTCGCGGCCCAATCCACAGTCGAGAGGTTGGCGTTTTTCTCATCCCAAATTTTTACCCATCCTCCGTTCTGCAAGGTTCCAGAAGTCACCCGTTTATAGTACAGCGTATTGTCATTGAACGGAACTGCCAGATCGGTATAATACCCGGCGCTGTTCCCGTGGTTAAAGCGCAGGATGTGCCACCATGCCGTCGTGGGTGTGTCGTTTATTTTTGCTGCTGCTCCGGCAGTACCTGCCAGGTTAAAATAATTTATACCATTCCAGCCATAGGTCATCTCGCTATTCGAGTTTAGCCGGTTGTTCGTCACACTAAGCGACACGTTCGCCGAGCCGTCCATCGATACATTGCCAGAAGCCGAGCCGGTGAGGGTGAGGGTGCGCGCTGTCGCCCATTTGCTGGCCGATACCGCATTGGCAGTCTTTAGGAGATAGTTATCCGGATTGAAATTACCGGAGTGGTAAACGGTGTAATCACTACCCGGATCTACCGGACGATAGGTCAGGGCATTATTAGTATGGACGAACAAAATACTCGTAACGCCGGTATTTGTTTGTTCAAACTGAAGCTGAGGATATGCCCCTGTTTGGCATTTCATTATGCCGGAAGTGAAACCATTGGCAACAGTTAAGCTTCCGGTTATGGTTTTATTGCCTGTTAACGGCAGGTAATTGTCCGGATTGAAGTTTCCGGAGTGCCACAAATTGACAAATGCTTGCCACTCTCCGTTTACCATCCTTCTGATCTGGAACACATCCTGATCATGGCGATTGTAAAGTTCGGTCATATAATTGGAAGTCTGCCCGAATTTTATAAAAGGCCCGTTAAAATTACCTCCAGCAGAACTTCCACTATAGCCTGCGCCTATTTCATTGCTATTATCATTTACACCTCCCATCCCCAGATAAGGGAATTTGCTATCAGGGTTGAAGTTGCCCGAATGGTAAAGGATAAATTGAGTTCCAGCCGTGTTGATAAATCGGGGAGCTGCATCGTTATTTATAATTAATGACGGAGAAATTGTTCCGTTGGCATATTGCATAAAGGCACCGTTAAGTCCTTGTGCTACTACCCCAAAATAGCCGCTTACCGTAGAGCCGTTCATCATGTACTTTGTACAGGCTTGAAGGCTCGAACCTGTTATGATTAGAGGCGCAGAATTACCTGTATTTGTAAGTGTCCCCCCGGATAGTGGCAGGTATGTGTTGCCGATGGCTCCGAGAAACGAAGCGGAGATCGTGAACGGATAACCGTCCGGGGTGATCGCGCCGGTCAGGGCCTGTTTGAGCAGGTCATAATCCAATCCGCCACCACCGCCGCCCGAAGATGGGCCGGTAGCATAAGCGCTGATGCCTGCAACGCTGAGAAAGTCCAGCTTTGCCGAGATCACCCGCACACCGTCAACCGTCTTAATTTCGAAGGCTTCATCCCAAACGGACTTATCCAGCTTGGACGAGGGATTGAAGTTGCCGGAATGGTATATTATTCCGTCGTTGGTGCCATTGTACCTCCATTTCAGATCGTTGCCATGCCGAAAAAGCAGCCTCTCTGAATTATCCGCTGTTGCGCGAAAAGTTAACTGAGGGTATGCACCGCTATTCGCCAGGATGAACGAGCCGATAGTGATTACATTACCGGTTAGGGTGCCTCCGCTCAAAGCCAGCGCCCCGACTTCGGCGGCGGTATAGGTCGGCTTCGAGGCCGCTTTAGCCCACGGGTATACGTCAGAGGCCGGAAGAGATGTAGGTGCACCGGACACGTCCGCCCACCGGGTCGGGTAATACTCCGGTTTTCCGGTGATCTGATCCCACGACGAAGCCCCGGCGATGGACGAGACCGGTACGTTTACAAAATGCGTCCCGTTGTACTTGAGAATGTCCCCGGAGGCAAGATTAGTCACTGCCACGTCCACCAGATCGACCAACGCACCGGAGAACCCGCCGGAGAGGGAGCCGTCCGCATAGGCTGTGATGCCTTTGAGCCCGAGAATATCGTACTTGACTTTCAGCACTGGCGTGCCGTCCACCGTGACCACTTCGAATACGGCATCCCATGTTGGCTTAGGCAGATAGTTGCCCGCTACAACGTCATCGGTTAGATCGGAGAGTTTCGTTGGCCGGCCCACCACCAATTCCCAACTCGTCGGGTAAACCGTAGGCTTGCCGGAAAGGTTGGCCCAGGTCAGATAACTTGAAATATCGCTTGCCTTGAGGTAGCTGTTTGCGGTCAGGTATTGTGCAAGGGCCGCAGTATCGAGACCGACTAGATCGGCGAGCGGCTTTGCAGACCAATGTGTAGCCCCGGCCAGTTGTACCATCACCCGGTCGGCGGTAGGTACCTCGTCGGCCCACTGCCCGACGTTGACCAACTCTCCAAGGGAACCGGATGCACTGCCGCCGGAAGTGGAACCCAGACCATAGGCGCTGATGCCTTTGTCGGAGACAATGGAATGTTTAGTACGAATAACCCAACTATCCTTGTCTGATTTGTCCTCTGTAGTGTCTAAAGATTTATCCCAATAGAATTTATCATCCAACAGATCGGCGCTAATCCTCTTAGCTTCGCTCCACTCAGGGTTATCAATTAACAGATTAGAACCCGCCAAATCGTCCGAGGTAGCTATGTCAAGCTCATTTACCCTTTTGGTATTCGCTGCATTATCCGTCCATAAAAGAGTATCCCTATTCCCTCCTGTGCTGATGTTGGACGATCCGCCTGAGACGACACCTCCCGTTATTACATAATCGTCGGTGGAATATGGTTCCACTTCGATAAATTCACCTGTCAGCGTCTCTTTGGTTACATCGTATGTGCCACCGTTGATAACGTACTTCTCGTTATCGATAACTAGAATTTTGGAAAAATCCTGACCGTCAAACAGGATAGTTCCGGTCATAATCTTTCTGGCCTTCTTGCCGTGATGAGCCAAACCACGTCCAACAAGCTCCAAAAGATTGTATTTGTTTTCCGGGAATGCAGACCTATACCAATCTGTTAACGGCGTGTGGTAATCGTCATTATCATGAAGTCCTCCTGCAAAAGCAAGGTACCCCCCGCTACTATCGGGAATTTGACCATACTTGAAATCGAATGACTGTTTTACGTTATTGGATTCGTTTATAGTTATTTTGGATTCCTGACCACTAATATCCTCTTTCTCATCCTTGAAATACATCTTGATATTGTCGATTCGCATAGAGAATGAACCGAGCAATGTTCCTGTGTATGATGTTCCCCACCTGTAGATAGTAAAAATAAGATCGCCATTTTCCGGAATACTTTTAACGACTATGTCCAACTGTGTCTTATCCTCTTGGAAAGATTCAGCTGTTAATGGGTCAGGTGTTTCAGGTAAACTTAGTTCAATGCGATAATCTTGATTACTACTGTCGTACGGCTCCCATGTGTTGTTCTTGCATATTAAAATTGATCCATCCTCTTTTTTTAGGAATATATTGCAGTAAAAATTAAGATGATATGTATTATAGTTAAATCCATAATGGCGAGAAATAACGTATCCTATTCCTTCGTAATATTCTACTTCAAATAATTCATTAAATGTATCAATGTTTATATGTAAGGGTGTACTTGACTTTTTACATACAAATGATGTACTTATGCTTGAATTAGGGTATTCCGTTTTATTATCGGAATTTATAAGCATAGACGTATCAGGAATCTTATCAAAAATATAAGCCCCTGTATCTTGATTAAATGATGTATTGTAATATAATTCGTCTGGGTTATTAAATAGTATTCCATTGGATGCATTGGCTTCACTCTGATCCCACCCTTTAATGGTATACAGCCGTTCGCCCGGACGAGAAAAATCCTTGTTGTTTAGTTTGATAAATTCATATTTATCTCTGTTCGGCATTTTATTGAAGAAATTATCTATCTTCAAATAATCCTGCTCCAGTTGTTCTTCACGCCATGCCGGGGAAAAATCAACTCGTTGTGACCTATCGATAAATGCGGGAGTGTAATTTCCGCCTAACTCCACTTCATTGGCTATGTCGTGTAGCGTGTAGTTGTCATTGACGTATCTTAGTTGGAGCCCACAGCCGGACAACACTTCTTCAAGAACCTCAAACCAGGTTTTATCTTTAAGTCCTACGGTTTGAATATAGGCATCAGTTATTGGTTTGTTCCCTGAAAAAATATTTACTCGATTATCTAAGCTAAATTGAGCTTGGATTTTGTCGAAAGCTTTGGTTAATAGTTGTTCAATAGACACAAAGTCGTAATCAAACCAATCGTAGTCTATCTCTGAAAGGTATCCGATATTATCCCTGGCTACTAAGTTTATGGTAGAGCGGTATTGCAAATCCTGTCCGAAACTGTCCGGCGTAATGTAGCCGCTCCACAGGCGCGAACCATTCCGTAAAAGAAAAATACGGAAACCGAAAGCGTCAGAAGTAAAAAATTGAGTGTAATCGAATTGATCTTTATCGATAATATTAATACTTAGAGAACTTTTAATAATAGGACGGTATATCTCATCCCCTTCCCCCTCCAGAGTAATGGAGAAAGGAGAGCTACTAAACTCCTCCAGTTCCATAGCTGTTCCGGAGAAATCTTTTTTATAGATTTCAAGCCGGTAAACATGCTTCGTTCTTAAGGCGGTTATTTCCTTGTATGCAAATAAACCGTACATATTTATCGGGATTTGTTTTTCAGGTACTTGTCGCTTGCCAAAACAATATCTTGACCGGATATACGCCCGGTAACATTAACGTCAACAGATTGAGCCCTGTAGGACGCATAGCCATATTGACTTGATGCTCCGGAATAACTTCCACCACCGGAGAAAGACGTATTAGGGGAATAGCTTGAACTTCCTGAACTGCCTCCTGATGATGCTATTGCAGACAGACCAGCTCGTGCAGCTACACCAATACCAACCAAGATAGCTCCTGCGGCTATAGCGCCAACACCAAAAAATCCCGACAATGCAGCTTTCAAAGATTCAATTGCCTTGCCTGTTGTCATAATAATTGTTCCGGCTGTAATAGCCATATCTGCCAGAGGCTTAAGAAGGCTTGCAATTGCTTGCCCTGCGTTCATGTCGGATATTCCAGCCAATCCGTCAGCAAGAGCCTGAAAGCTGCTAACCATTGTGTTGGTTATTGTTTGATGGATAGAGTTGGCGACTTGATCCACTTCTGCGGCTTGTTCTTTGAATTGCTGTATCTTATCCTTATATAATGTTGGATCAAATGAATAAGACGCTAAATTTTTCTCCAGTTTGTTTTTTTCTTCTACTCTTTTTAACCAAAAAGACCCTCCCATTCCTTGGGTCGAATATCCGGATGCAATATCGCCTTTCAGAGCTTCATCCCTCTTTTGCTTATCTTTTTCGGTAATCTCAAGTAATGCTTTGGCGGCCTCTAATTCCTCTTTCTTAGCGGCAGCCATATCGCGAACAGACTGTATATTAGTAGAGTTATACAGCTTTTCCTGTGCTTCGATTTGTTGGTTGATGTAGTCGATGGAGCCTTTGACCACTGTATTGGTAGAGGTCATCAATTCCAATCTCTTTTTGAGGGATTCTATCTCGCTCGTGTATGCCGCCCTTTTTGCAGGATTAGCCTCCTCTGCTCGTAATTCTTCAAGGGCTGCGATTTGAGCCTTAATGCCGTTAATTGTATCTGAGTTTAATTGACGAATAGAATCTGTATTTGTTTGAGGACTGGACGAAAACCCCTTTTTTAAAAGGTCTAAATACTCAGAATAATCATCTTTAAGTGATCCTGTTGCTTTTTTATACTTTTCATATATTTGAAGCCATCTTTTCCCTAGATTTGCACCCATTTTAATATCTGTTTCATACCATATTTGGGCATTGCTTTTAAAAATGGATGAAATAGAATTGATCGCAACTGTTAAATTATCTACAATAGAGTCTGCTATATTTTTAACCCATGCGGAATTACCATATGCAGTTTTTAAATCTTTCCATGCTGCACTCAATCTTTGCACCTTTACCGCCGAAGTTTCGATAGCATCCCCGGCCTCGCTCATGCTCTTATTGATGATGTTGCCTACAGCCTTGCCCATGTCCCCGGTTTTCGCGAGTTCTTCCCGAAGTTCAGAGGCGGAAATACCGAGGTTATCCAAAATCAATGGAGATTTACGCCCGATACCCAAAATGATAGACTGGACGAGATAATCTACACTTTCGCCGGTTTCAATTGCCCGGTTGGTAGCGAATTTTAGATACGTTGCGAGTTGATCGAGGGGAATTTTGAAATTGCTGGCCCGAACTGCCGTTTGCATCAATTGAAGCTCATCGGTAGTCCCTCGGGTGGCTTCTTTCAGGTCATTTAGCAGGCCCGGTCTATTGAGCCTTGAGAAAGCATTGTAAACCCCCTGAGCCTGCCCGGCCAGCTTGTACGCCTCTTTAGTAAACTGTACGATCTTATCGACCGTAAATGCCCCGGCAATAGCCCCGCCTATTTTCCCTACAACACCTTTGAAAGAGGATAATTGACCCTCGCTTTGCTTGATACCCTTGCTGAACTCATCCGATTTCAGTCCGAGGCGGACAAATATGCTACCTATGATGCTCATTTGATATGTCCTTCGTAAACGTTATATCCACAAGACCGGAAAAAATCGGCTTCATGCCGGGTCATCCTGGTCGGCTGAATGTTCTTTTTGATGTTAGCCTCATTTGGAAGAAGATACAGGTCTGTTTCTTTGCGGGGTTTGTGCTCTTTCTTGATGTACGGATTGCCTACAATCATGTGAAACAGTACCTTTCGCAGCATTCCCTGTTGTAAGCTGATTTCATCTATGTAAGCCTTGCGCCGTATTAAATACTCGCGATAAGTCACATAGTAAACCTGCGGATAGGTCATTTTACACTGGCCGATCAGGAAAGATTCTATTTCCCAAACATCCGGCTCAAAAGGCTCTTTTTTTTTACCTTTTCTACTTCGGCGGGCTCGTGATCGCCCTTAGAATTGCCATCCGTTAGCGTCTGAACGATATAAGGGATTAGCAGGTAAAACTCCTTTCTGTTTTCAGTGGCCCATAAATCCACATCCAGCAATGAGGGGGAGTAATCATCTTCCAGTCCACAAACTATGGCGTTTTTGAGGGCCGCATAAATGATCTTAACAAACTCGCAGAGTGCCGACATTTGCGACTGAAGGTCTTCACCTTCGGCATTCGCGCTTAGTTCGACCTTCATTCCTTCGTTTTCAAGGACACGCCATAAAAAAACGCTGAAAAGGGCTTTCCTGGGCTTACCGCATATTTCTATTTCACGGACCGGATTCATTACGCTGCGGCTGTTTTCTCGACAATCTCCAGCTCTCCGTCTCCGGTCAGAGACATAGAGCAAGTCATCAGCTCATTAGAGGCTGCTGAAATGTCAATTCCCGAAATCCGGACATATCCCTTAAAGGCAATGTCGCCCTCTTCACTGATCTTGCCGATGATTACCTGGGTTCGAGTATCCCCCGAAATAAGTTTTTGAACGAGCTTAAATCCGGGGTCTTCTTTGACCTGGGTGTAATGAAATTCCTCGGACGCCGTCCACCCTTTTACACCGTCGATGAATTGGGCCCAATTCACACGTTTGTCTGTAGAATCGATACTCTCGTTGCTGATCGACAGGCTAACGTTGTTTTCGGTCGGGATCGGCGTGTTGGTACTTTCTTCAATGAGGTAGAGCCGAAAATTGTTGCCGAGTATTTTGTTCTCTGAGGTAATAACAGGTGTTGCCATGATTTAATCTTTTTGAGTTAAAAGGATTCTGAATCTTTGTAGTTGTCTGTATATCGTTTCGGTGTCTGTTAGCTCAATAGCCTGCGTACATGTTTCAGGAATAAGTCCGTCTTTGTAGAAAAAGTCCACTTCCAGCTCGTCGAGTTTATTCCGGAGGTTTTCAAGTATATTTAGTGATAGCATGGGGGAATCGGACTTGGTAATAACATCCAGCAAAAAAGTGCAGTTGTAATCTCGGTCTCCCTTTTCGGCCCCTTCTTCCATTTCCACCCCCGACACTTCAACTCTCGGAAACACATCAAATCCATCCGTATCGTACCCTGCATCCTTGATTAGAGCAACCAATGCAATTTGAAGGTATTTAATGGGTAGCTTTTTCATTTTCCGTAAGACTGAATCGTTTTGTCGATTTCCTGTTTGACCAGTGAGAGTGTTTTGGTTTCATTCGACCGGAGAGCAGGGTGAAGAAATGGTTTGGCGGGGGTTCCTCTTTTACCAATACTTTTTGCAATCGCAATAGCTGCCGATGTAGCCTGTTTCCAGTAATTACTAACCTTGTGCGTTTTGCGTGTTTTCAAGCTTGTGTAAGCATACCTTGCTCCGCTCGACCGTTTTCGACCGCTTTTGGTGTATGTTGCAGCGATTCCCCTTTTGTGAACCCATTGAAGTATGGGTTCATAGGGAGGTATTTTTCCTGCTTTTCTTCCGAACTCAACAAAAAAAGCCTGTATGACATTGTATATCACGTCCACATACTGTCCAGACATACTGGATTTAGTCTTACCTGAGTTGATGAGCTGTGCCGTAGCAATAGAATCGTGTGCTTTGATGTTGCGCTGAGAATCCCCCAGCACATTCACCGCAGAAGACTTTATGCCGCGCATAGCTGCACTCTGAACTACCTTGTCGAATGACTTAATCCGTTTTCGGCAGTCTGCATACGATCGCATGTCCAACTCTACAACAATGTCATTCATCTTTTCTGCTTCCGGTTATCACCACCTCATCTCCTACATTGGTAGCATCGTAGTTAATTCGGCTGTGTATGGTGATTTCATTCAGTTTATTGAGCATCGTATTGGATAATACCTGTCCGGGTGTAAAAGAATATCCTTCCCGATGGATAAACATCCGGTCGAAAGCAAAGCCCGGTTTTCGCATTCTAACCTCTACGCTGTTTACAATCCCTACCTGTTCATATTGCAACGCCCTATACCCACTCAAATCGTTTATAGAGCAAGGGATAGTACCCATAAATTCGAATGAGTTTACCTTCTTGCCGAATGGGTCCGCTCCCTGCTGCCTGCGAAATAGATCAGCCTTGCTGCTATAACTTCTGGCTTGTGTCTGATTACTCCGTATCATAACATTCTATAAGGAAGGTATCTGGACATTACGATATTAAAAGAGTTGTTATCGTCGTTTCCGTCAAACAAAAGTCCTGTATAGGCTAAAACGGCAGCCTTATACCTGTTTGCGCCTTCCGCTTCTCCTGTTTTATAGGTACAAACAAAAGATGAGGCGGTATCAAGGTAGATAACATCCTGAAGCATCTTATACTGAAGCTTCTCTCCGTCATAATCATCGATAGAAACAACTTCAATTACAGGGGGGTAAAAAAGCTTTTGGTTGTCAGTAGCAAGGTTTTGAGACAGCTTCCATGTGGTTGGACGTAAAGAAATGTTGCAATAGTCCTCTACGGCGGCAATCGCGGCATCAAGCATGACTTGCAACTCGTCGTCACGTTCATTACCGATGAGATTAATGTAGCTCTTTACCTCATCGATAGTAATTCCAGAATCTCCCGTCTCAATCCTTGCCACTGTAACCATAATGCTACTCTACTTTTTTGTAGTACCCCTTTTTTATCATCATTTGGGCAATTGCATAAGGCTTAAGGAATACTTCCCCGACCCGAATACCACAATGCTCTTTGATGACTTCAACCCGCATATTTACAGGTATTTTAGACTTTCTCCCTTCTGTAGCTGGACGAGCTCTCGTTTGGCGTCCTTGCTGGGATTTATTTTCATAAGGTGTCTTGTCCATAACTTACACTCCCACTGAAGCTGTTTTGGTGATCGAAGCCAGGGCGGCGTCGATGTCGGCGACATAGATAAGCCCTTTCTTGTTTTCGTTTTCGACGAGAACCTGCGCACGAAGGAACATCACCATCGTGTATTGATCCTTCGAGAGGTCGTCATCCTCCTGGCCGATTTTGATGATAGGGTTACGTTTGAAATAGACCTCCGCCAGCCCCGATTCCATTGCGAACAATTCAGATGTTCCGAGGGCGGGTGTTTCAATCACACGCATTCCGGCCATCAGCTTCGTCCCGTCAGTCAGGGTGTTGATGATGTAATTTCCATCCGGGCTCTTCGTATGAGCGTATTTGTATGCCGTCACAGGATTCATGTAGATCACATTGAGGTCATAGCTGCCCTGGTCGCTATTCGTTTTCGATGCGTCCACAATGCTACCCTGTACGCGCATAGCGTCGGCCAAATCGCCGATATTCGCGCTGTCTACGGCGTTTTTCAGACCGGCTTTGGTAGCATCGAATGCCGTTGCAGCGCCTTTGAGTCCGTAAATGTGATTCGGGTTTGATGAATCGTCTCCATTGCCGGAGAAAATCTCCCGGTCGAGAAACAGCATACCTTTGGTCATCATCTGGTTGCTGATGCGGGAGGCGATGTATGAAGCATCTTCGAACATTTCCTCCGTCACTTTGATGCGGGCGCTGGCTTTAGCCATCTCGCGGTAGCGCTCCACGGCACTAACCTCGTCCAGATTGGCGTTTTTTTGACCTTCCCCGACATAGCCCACCTTCGATGTGTATGATCCTTCGATATAGCCGATTCGGTTTTTGTCCTGCCCGACGCTTCCCTGCATAAGATTCGGCAGGAACGCAAGGTTACGGTCACGCGGGAAGCTTACGCCCGGCAACATCATGGTTCTCGTCACATCCACAGTAAGGTCGGCTGTAGAGGCTTTGATCTCGTAACTCTTGCCGCTCTTGGATTCGAAAGCCTTGTTTTTGAGGTCGGCTTTGAATTCTTCCGAGGCGATCAGATTGGCCACTGCCTGCACGATGGTCTGCTCTTTGGTTTCAGTTTTGATGCCGTCGATTTTTTTAGTCAGGACATCGAGTCCAGACTGCAACTTTTGAATGTTTGCATTGGCCTGCTCGACCGCTTCTTTGGCTGCTTTGATTTCCATCTCTTTTGCCTCTGTTGATTTGACCAGCTCGGCGAGTTTGGTTTCTGAATTTTTTGCGGCTTCCTGCGCCGCTTTGATTTCCGCTTCGATTCGCGTTACTTTTTCTTCCGGTGTCTCCATGTTATAAGTGTTTGATAATTCGTGTGTAATATTCTTCTTTGGTTATAGCGTACAATTCGGACAAGTCTTTATCCGGCATTGCCTTAATGCTGTGTGCCGTAAATTCAGATTTCCGCTCAGACGATATTACTGAAGCTTGTGAGTTTGCAGCCCGACTAACAATAGAAATCTCTATTAGGTCCACCTCTTTTATGTAGCGTATGCCGTTTATTTCGTCGCTTTCAAGGGTGATATACCCTATAGACAATTCGAACAACTCGCCATCTTCAATTTGAATAGCAAGGTCTTTCCCCTTGGTTGTGCGCGATGTGCGAAACTCGACAAACAATCCCTTGTCATCCTCGGCGATGTCTATAATTTTACCGCGAACATCTTTTATATCGTGCTGGTAGCACAACTTCACCCTGCGACCGTTATCTCCCGATATAGAATTAATGAAAGCTCCTTTAACAACTATATCGTTGTAGCTGTCTTCATATCCGAAAGTGGAAGCATAGGCTTTTACGTACAAATGCTCACCCTCTCGCCGTATGTCCTCGGCTTTAAATTCTAAGCTTTTATATTCGATATTGTCCATATTAAAGTCACAACGGGCTCATACGATTACTCGCACAAGCCCATTGATTTGTTGTTTGCGTTCATGGAATTTGGTTTGCGTCTTTACAAACATTAGCTCTACCACAAAAATAGGATGCTATTGGGTCGATTTTACATGATTTTCACCCAATTATCGGGAGTTAATCAGAGGATTTGTATGTGACCCCGCATTTATACCCGATTTTGACTGTATTTTTGTCAAAACAAGATATATGAAAGGCAAAGCGTGGTTAATATTAAAAGCAGTCAGACTGTGGCTGGCTGTAGCTTTATTATGGTTGATTGCTGCAATATTGTTTGTAGCACACGTCACCATAGGGATAATAAAGCTAATCTTCATAATCACTCTATTCCCCCTGACATGGGTAGTATATGTACTGGATCGGAATATTTACAACAGGATAAAAATCCAGTTAGAAGAGCTTCTGTCTTAATTCAGCAATCCTATTAACTCTTCTTTCACCTTTTCAAATATGGGCTGTGGCAGCTCCATTTCAAGGTCTTTCAATAATTCCTTGATTTTCTTTTCCCGTTCCAATGCCTTGCATGTCGGGCATTTTTCTTTGCAATCACACATAATCAATGGTTTTTGCATTTACAATCACAGCAAATGAATTTGTGTATATCTTTCCATAGGGTAGAATTCATATCGCCTGTCAAATAGGCGACTTCTTCTCCTCCCATGTTAAGACCGAAGGTCTCCGCAATATCGTCTACCATGTGACGCATTTCGTGCTCGAAAGAGTTTAAAAACTGAGCCTGGGAAGAGTGCAGCCCGATAACCATTACCGTATGTTTAAGCCTCTTATTGGAGTAAGTGAACCCGGTATCCATATCGCATTTCACAAGGTTATCATACACTCTCTCCCGGATATTGTCGGGACACTCCACCTCTGCGAGACTGTCCATAATCTCGTCCACATGGTAGCAGGTTACCGCGAAGAAAATATCCAGCCTCCAGTCATACTTTTTTATGTGAATGGCGCTCCTTTCCATAGGTATCGTTCCACTTTCTCTCGATCATCCTTCTCTGCTTTCTCGGAATACCGGACTTATCGAGATTCGACACAAACCCGGCGACCTTGTTAAAGTCCCTTTCCGGCATATTACTTAACACCTGCATGGGATTTTGCCTGGCAAGCATCTTGAGTACATATTTGAACATAGCTTTAGGCTTTTTTATCCGGTAAAATCAGGATACACAGAACATCACTGTCCTTTGATCCGTTTTCCAGGAATTCCAATACCTTATTGGCGGTATTCATCAATTCCACACCATCGTTGGTTGTGGTTTGCGCTACTTCTATAGCGAATTTTCTGAGTTCTATACTGTCCATAGTCCGTAGTATTTTAAGGAAAAAAGGGGCGCTTCACTTCCAAAGCGCCCCGCCGGTTACAGAAACTCCTCCCACATCAAGGGTTCACCTTTGGCGATACAGTCGGCATAATACCGTGTAAGGGCTATGCCATCCTCCCCGTCCGGGTCGTCAATGTACGCCTTGACATATTGAAGGATTTGAGCCTCCGTGGAAAGGGGTTTAGGGTAGAAATCCGAATAGGCCATATTGGCCACGTACATACAGTCATGTCCCTTAGCTTTCTCAATGGTTACCCCATTGCGCTCCAAGAGCTCTTTGACCTGTTCGTGCGTCCAATGATGCGACGTACCATCCGCATTCTTCATGCGTTTGGGACTAGTCGCATACTCTGCGAGCTTCGGGGAGAAATGCCACCCGTAATGCGACAAATATTCCCTCATTCCTTCCGGAATGCGCTCATAAGTATCCAGCCTGTCCATATTTTACCGATATCTGTACCGGGAATAAGGGCCCGTACCACGAACTCCGCGACGTTCACCGTAGTCATCGTCATCGTCTTCTTTCCACGGTTCACGCATGCCGTAGCCCCCGCGACCCGATCCGGAATAACCACTACGTTCACCGTAGCGGCCGCCCTCCATCTCTTCGCGCATGTCTTTACGACCTTTGCGGTATGCTTTTTCAAGCATCTCGTCCATCTGCTCGTCGTCTCCACTGAAACCGCGAGCGATGCCAATTGCATTCCATCCCATAGTTTATTTGGTTTTTGTTGTTTCAGGCTTGAGAAGGCTCTTGATGTCGTTCAGACTAGGAACCGCCTTCATTAAGTTTTTGATCTCGGCCAATTCACTGTTAAGCCTCTTGATTTCCTCATCCTGCTCCTTTGTTTTGGCATAGGATGGATCGAGTTCTTTGAGGATTTGATCGTAAGCCGACAAGTTAGCCTTGTGCCGGTCAAAAGAATTGATAATGTCCGAACTCTCCTTCTGACCCGCCGTGATGGCTGGCATAAGCCCCTCGCGCGTCATGGAAACCGTAAGGCCTCCTTTGGACTCTACATCCATGTTGGCTCTTACACCCCACGATTCGTTATTGTCGAGCACAATATTGATGTACTGTTGCTGGAATGGGGTTAGCTGACCCGGAGTGGGCTGCGGATAGTAAGGCATACCCACCTCTTTGACCGTGGCCACATAAAACTTCGGCGTTTCCCTCGTATCGAGAACATATACGGAACTTCCTTTTCTCAAATTCTGAAACATGGTTTTTGATTTTTAGGAAAGCGCTGGGGAGAAATCCCCCGGCGCTTTCTGATTGTTATTTTAGACGATTCCCGTCATGATCTGCAACGTGTTGGTGGCCCGATCAAACCAGAATTCGTAAACGCCCGTTCCGGGTAAGTCGGCAACCGTCAAGGCTTCACCATTGAATTTGGTTACTGCCTGGGTTGCTCCATTCGTCGAAAAAACAACAGGCAGTGTGCCGGTCGTTCCCGTCGGAATGGATTGCGCGATATTTACGAAGATGGTTCCACGATACCACGAATTCACGAAAGCGTGATTCTGGAATGAAAACACCACATTATCGGTGTTTACGGTCACGGATACCGACTCAATAGCCGCCGATCCGCGACGATTCACAAGAGTGAAAGGATATACTGCCATAGTAACCTCCTTTCTCTCTTAGCCCCAGAATCCATTGCCGAAACCGTTCAGGCCTAAGCCCAGGCCGTATTGGGCAGCCACGCACGTAGGCACACCAACGATGGGGCTATAGGGTACGGTGGCCGTCTCCGGCAATTTGCACTTGATTCCATTGACGTCATTTTGCAGATTGTTAACAGCGGCGGCTATCGGGGCGGTTGCCTGTCCGATCATCTGGTTGAAAGCTGCCGTTTGATGCTCCTGGGACAGTTGGTTGAGCAGTGTCGAGTTACGTTCGCGCAGTGCATCGATTTTGTCCTGAAGCACCTGAGTCTGCATCTGGTCGAGTTTGCCGATGATAGCGTTGGTGTTGGCCGTTCCGGCATCGCGCAGAGCGAGAGTGTTCTGGTTGGCCGTGTTGACCAGCGTGTTGGTCTGATTGCAGACGGCGAGCTGGCTCTCATAACCCTGGCGTTCGATGGCCGTGCGGACATTGCAGCAGCATTCTGCGATCTGGGCCGAAAGCTGACAATTTCCAGCCTGAATGGCGTTGATAACCTGCTGGCCTGTCATGCCGATCTGCCCAGCCACCTTGTCGATCGATCCCTGAAGATTGCAGATTGCACCCTGAAGCTGGGTTGTCGAGCAGTTCAGCGAAGATGCGAGCTGGTTGATGGCGGTACCGTTGCCCTGAATAGCGTTCATCAGAAGTTCACGCCCGGCATCGCCGTTAAGCTGTGCGGGAAGACCGTTTGCGTTGTTACCGAAACCGTTGCCACCGAAACCACCCCAGCAGAAGAACAGCAGAATGATCCATATCCACCAGCAGCCATCGCCGCCCCAAGCTCCCTTGTTGTTGTTGCCGTTCATCAGCGCGGCTACGAGGTTCGGGTCCATCCCCCTGTTCTGCATCAGGGCCGGAAGCATAGAGGCAATGCTGGAATTGCCTCCGTCACCGAACATGAAAATATCTTTGTCCATAAACTTTGAAATTGATTGGTTGACACCCACTAACGTAGAGTGATTCACGATAAGCTTATGGAACAAAACTAACAAGGTGCCTGCCCACGGGAAAGCACCTTGCAAATACTTTGTAATATAAAGAGCTATAGATTTTTACGTGTAAGGTTTAAATGGTTCCATTGCCAATTTTAACTGCTTCCGAGTATTTTATAGTTCGTCTCAAAAGCTTGGGTTTTATTACACTTCTTGAAATTTTACTCCATATGCTTTGTTTTGATTTTCCTGCTATTTTCGCTGCTTGGTCATAGGTAACATCCACATCCAGTAGCGCCATTAGCACCCTTTTCGCTCCGTCTAAGTCATCTTCTGAAAGATGCTCGAAACAACCATCATCTATCATGTCGGCTAGCTGCCTAAGTATGTCTGACGTTTTACCCATCACACAACATTATAAACTGCTGAACACATACAATTGATTAGATTGCCCGCAGAAGCTCCAAAGCGTATATCTCTCGGATATTCCATTTTCTCACCTTCCGGATAAAAATATTCTTGTTGACCAACAGTAACACCATCCATAACCTGATGTCCGGGACGGGTGTTGTGACCGCTTATCATCCATGTTTTAGTGTATTCAACACCTAATGAATCTATGGATAATTGTCTTGCCACGGATGAGCAGGCTAATGATTCGAATTGAACAATCCTGCGAACTTGCCACAATTCAACCGTATTCCATTTTTTCACGACAACATCCCTCATATTGCGTGTCACTGTTTCGATGCTTTGACCCTCATTCTGCATCATGGCAACATACTCTTGTACCTGCTTAACAATCCACTCTTTTAGAGTGCCTGACACCATACTTATTTTCGTTCCGGAATATTGTTCTATAAAATCATACAATCCTCTCTCCCACCCAATAGATCGATCGCTCTTTTGTCCAACCAATGTCCTAAATTCATCCTCAGCTACTTGATGTCCAATATTTAAATATAGTTTGCGAAAGAACGAGGCAAGGTATTGTTCTCTAACTTGAATTAAATCAGGAACAAGATTCGCAGGTAAGCCTAAAAGGGCATCCATGACCCTTTTAACCTCCTTTGATCTTTCTGCTGCCAGAACTTTTTCATAAGGACCCGACATTCGAATAACCTTGATTATTCGGTTTAATCCTTGTTGTCGTTTGGCGGGGGTTATTTTCATAGATACACCTTATTCCGGCTATTGCTTAGATGGTATACGCTCCTTGCTTCCGGTTGCGGTACTGTTGTCGTCGCCAGGCAAATATTGTTCTGACACCAAACTTTCCGTAGGTTTTCCGGGCATCACATTTATAGGGAAAATAGGCTCATTGGCCCATGATTCATCAATTGTATCGAGCTCTAAAAGCTTCGCCCGGTCATTGTATGACCGGTATGACTTGTCATAGGCGTTCAGCATCTCTGTAACATCCTTCTTTAGCTCGTCAATTTTATCTGTATTGATGATCCAATGTTCACCATTCTCAAAGCGACAAAATTTGGTGTACTTCTCCAAAAAGTCCTCCGCATAAGGAATCCCAATGTTTTCGATGAGAATTTTTTTTGCGGCTGCCTGGTTGTCGTAAGTAGTCTCGCTTTTATATAGGGCGTAAGGATACCCATACACAAAGCACAATGCTGATACCGCGGAATCAGAGCTATCCAGTAATGCCAGATTTACCGGCGTATCACCCAACAGATGAACATCTATGGGAGACCTCATATAAGAGATGTGCCGACCGTCTCTACGTTGGTTTAAATCTTCTTCTGTGTTTTGTTTGGCAATTTCAGTAGGGCCTCCGTGGGTGATATCTTCTTTGGGGGTAACAATGGCCGACACTCCACCTTGTTGGATGGTCGTATTCTGCCTTTTCAAACCGTTATCGATAATGTAGGTTAACTTGGCTGCTGATACCAGGGGTGATAGTCCGTAATTGGTGGTAACATCAGGATTGTAATCCCGGCTAAACATTACATTTTTAGGGGTAAGCTCCGAATTGAGGGTTAAATTTGATGATAGCGTAAACCCGCTTATAGGGGTAAAGGGGCCACCCCTTACAATGAATACCTCCTGGGATGGCATTATATACTGACTGATGAACTGACCTGATTTAAGGCCAACTCCCTCCATGCCGTAAACAAAAGCATCACCCAGGACGAGTTTATTGATGGCCCATGCTTTTATGAATTCCTTTTGGCTTTCTAGGTCATTGGGGTTTCTCAGAAGATCAATAGACCAATGCGAATCAATAACATTGTTGTCTTTATCATTTAGCTCTGCATACCTGACAGCCTTTGCAATAGCATCTGCGCACCTGTTAACAATCGAGAAAACAGCATAGTTTTGTTCGTAAATTCGAACCAATGAATGCCTGTCAACCTTTGGGAAGTCAATAAGGCGTGAATTCATGTAAATACTCTCGTTAAGCTGTCGGAAGTATTCATTGTCCTTGTTTGTTTTATCAGGAAAGTACCCCTTTCGCTCAACCTGCTTTTTTCGCCCCCAAAACTTTATCATACTCATATCCATTTCGTGTTAAGTGTGTGAAAATCCCATAGCGAGCCCCATCCATAGCATGATTGAAGGCATCCATAGGCTCGTTATCCAATGTGCCGTCTTTTTTTACCAGCCATTTGTAGTTCTTCTGTTCATTATGAATGTTAGATGATTCCGATGTGTAATAGATGTTGAAATACTGGACAAATTGAATCTGATTAACCACCGATCCTGCACCCTTAATAGCTGGATAAGCAGATATCCCGTATTGCCTCAATTCCGCAATAGACTTCTGCTCTGCGGAATCACAATACACCTCTGTTAGACAATGATCTATTGAATTTATTTGTTTTAACAGGGATTGGTAGTATGGGGAAAGACCGATAGCTTTTAATACCACGGATAACTCATCTCTGTTTACTTCCGATCCATCGATATAGATACGCTCATGATGATAAGCAATAGAATGCGAGCCATCGTTAAATAATTCTGTTTTTTTATTGCGATAATCCTGCTTTATTAAATTGGCGATATCGGCATTTTGGAGCCCTTTTAGATAGGCAACCTCATGCAAATAAATACTGTTGCTCCTTTTGTCGAAACATATACGAATAATGGCCGTTGGATCATTCACAAATCCAAAATCAACCCCATACCAAGTGTATAGATCGGAAGGATAGGATGTGATTCTGCACCAATTTTTATAGATTACGCCCTCTGCCATCTTCAAGGGCATTCCCATAAAAATATGCTCGTATTTTTCCGGGTCTTTTTCTTTAACGCCTTCGGCTACACGTAAAAATGATTCGTCAAGATTTTCGATGTTATCCAGGTAGGTAGTGTGAATGTAGGTGCAATCATCATGCACCCCATTAAAGTTAAATGGAACCCCCCTGTCTATAAAGAACCTACGAATAATAAAATGCTCTTCATCAGGAGCATTTAAGATAACTATAACATGAATGTCTGCATTTTTCTTTCGAATCGAAAGGTCGATCTTATCGAAAATGGTCTCATCTGTTAATTCTTCCGCCTCATCCAGTACCCATCGGGTTACTCCGGATATAGATTTTAATGATGCCGTTTGGTTGCCGGAAGATGTTCTGATTCCACGAAACAATATACCACTGCCAGTTTGCTTGTTTACGACTGAAGCTTTCGTTTTATAAAAAATAGGCGCGTAATTCATTAATTCGACCTTTTCCCAGAACTCGGGGATAATCGATATTTCCGCGCTCGTCATCGTGTAACGAGTGAATAATGTAAGCTGGTCAGGATTGAAAGTATTGCAAACCTCGTTCGTTGATTCGGCATGTGATTTAGCAGACCCCCTCCCACCCATAACGATACAGTACCTTGTTGTCAGATTAAACAAGGGTGCGTATTTGCGACTGTACGTTATTTCCGTTACGGGATTACTGTGCATCATCACACAGAAGGTTTAACCAGCCTACTTAAAATTTATCTGAGGCGGCTGGATGTTTATATTCATATTTTGTGTAACCGAAGATTTTTGATCGTATCCAAGCATTTCCGAGATGCTGTCCAACGACTTCTGCTTATCGTAAAGACGAATCTTGACCCACTCTTCTTCGACGGGCTCCCCTTCTTTCGTATACCTTGTCGTTTTTTTTGTTTCAACACTCTGGATGCACGCTTTCTCTTCGTCGGATAACTCCTGAAAGTCTTTTAACTCCATCCATCCGTTCCGAAGTCGGGAAAAGTTTGAAAAGGCGATCTTTTGATGCTCTCGTATGATTTGGAGGGCTGATATACCTGCGGCTTCTGCGAGGTTGTTTTTGAGGTAATCCAACCTCGCCCTAATCTCACCCTTGTTAAGCAATTTACTTGCCTTATTGTATATGGTATTATCGCTCATTTTAGAGCAGTTATATGCAAAGCGGTAAGCCTCGGATGCATTGCCGCATTCGAGGTATTTCAGGACGAATTTTTCTTGCTTTATCGTTAATTTAGGCATGTCACATGAAAAATATATTACCGCCTAAAACCTTAATCACCCTAGATAAAACATCGATATTCACGGTCTTTCCATTTTCTATATTTTTGACGGTAGACCAATCAACACCACTCTGTTTGGCAAGTTCGTATGTAGACAAGCCTTTTTCACGCCTCTTTTTTGAGACGTATTGAGAAACTTTTGACTTGGTGTCGATCACACTTTTTGTTAGTTCATGCTCCGTCACAATTCCCATATAGTGTGTTTTTACAAAAATAGTTTGTTTATAAGGGCATTTTACCTGTTTTGAGGGCAATTATCGGAATTTCCCCCGATAATTACTTTACAATATCACGCACGAGGCGCAGCGGGAAGCGGTTGCCGACGACGAGGTGGCTCACGTACGCATCAAGGAGGTTGAAGAGCAAGCAGAGAGTCAGTGAAGAGTCGACCGCGCTGGACGACGAGGACCAGTAGAAACCATAGCGCACCATAAGTACACCTTCCTCATCATAATGACCGCGAGACGGAAGAAAAATAGATCCTTTGTGATCCGTGTTATGATTCCCGCCGAACCACCTGCCATTTAGTTTATCATCCCATGTTGAACCAAGATCACATAAAGCCTTCCATTCGTCTGCGGTCGGTAAGCGCTTACCCTGTTTTTCGGCGGCTTCCATTGCCTCTGTCCAAGTGAAATAATGATGACCATCCTTTTCAGTACCACCTACCGAAATATTCTCTTTATCCCAAAGCAAACCGCAAAGCTCAATAGAATCATGGTCCTGTGAGGTAAAAACAGGCGGATCTACTTCGATCACGATAGTATGCGAATCCCCATCTTTGGAATTGTAGAGCATCTTATGAATCTGGTCTAATTCAAACTCTAAAGGGCTGCTGTCATAGACGCGCTTTAGATTGCCATTGGTGACAATAAAGCCGTTCGATACTTTTTCTATTGAGATAATCTTTTTCATCATTCTACTTTTAGTCCAATTTCAACCGCATTTATTACTGTTTTCTCTATAGGGTTCGTCTACCTTTAGAACAATTTGCCATCTTACGAAATACGGGATCGGCATCGTATTTATCCCTATAGACTGTAAGATAATGCGTCAATGTTGAATGATTCCTGTTTATCGCGTTAGCTATTTCGATATACGTCAGGTTCCACCGCCTTAATTCGTATGCGAGAATAACCCTGGCCCGAACGAGCGGACAGTACCTGCTTTTACTCCTAATCTCTTCGAGGGAAAATCCGGTTACCGCTTCAACCTTTCGGGCAACTTCATTAATGATAGCCTCAGTAATCATCTCAACTCACATGTTTTAAAATCCACCGTCAACCGGTAAAATCCCAGCACATCCGATCCGATAAGTCCTCTTACGTTCTTTCCGGTAGCTCGTCTTAGACTGGTCATGTCCTGTACCGCGAAGCTGGCCGAATACGGGATGCTGTCGAGCGTAAACGGGATTCTGCCGGTGGTCTTTAACGGGATCGAGGTTCCGTCTACGCCGATTACTTCCAACCCTGTGGGCATGTAGTAGATTTTCGCTTCATCACAGAGCTTTTTGTCCAGCATAGATGTAGACGCTCCGGTGTCTATTAAGAATAGCTCCCTTTGGCCGTTTATCGTGGCATAGACGAAGGGAACACGGTCGAAGATGATCTTACCTGGCTTGCTCTTGTTGAGTTCACAGGCGGCGAAAATCACCGCTATAAAGGCAAGAACAGGTAGAAAATAAAGTAAGGTCCGTTTCATGTTTCAGGTTTTTAGTATTTTTGCATTGTCAATTTCATATTGGCTTTGGGTTAGTAGTAGTTGGAGGGTGAGGCGGACACCCTCCGTTTTTTTTAAAACTCCGACCGCTTCTCTTCGATCAGTTTACGCAACTCTTCCTTCAACTCTTCTATTTTGTGGCTCCGCTCCATGAGTTCCCGTATCTCTTCGTCACTCATTCGAGGACATCCTCTCAGCCAGCTATCGAAGTTCGGAGAGGGAATATCAAGAGACCCGCAGTCCATACAGTAGTCGTACCACTTGACAAACTCTTCTCTGGGAACTCCCTTATCCACTGCGGTGCGGATGGTGTTTATATTCACGAAATAGTCGCCTAGCTCGACAACACCTCCAATTTCATCACCTATCCAGAAATCCGGATAATAATCAAAGCCGTACATCTCGCAAAAGGCTTTCAGATAGGCGTTGCAGGCATTGATATAGTCTGATTTAAGGCTCATGTTTATTGTGATTTAGTTATTTCAACAGTTCGGGGTTGTCATGGATGTTATCACCAACTATTCCATCACACTGTTCTACAGCCCAACTTAGCCCGTGCAGGTCATCTTCTTGCTCTCCGATCACACAAAAAGCCCCATCGATAAACCGTATTTCACGTATTATAGTATCGCCAAATTCAGTTACAAGTGACATTATATCCCCCTCGAAAATCTTTTTTCCGTTCTTGTCTTTCATCCCTGTGTACTGGCCGACGGTGTCCGGATCGACATCTTCGTAGTCATTAAACTTCTCTCCGTCATTATCCGTCACCTGCCAACCTATGAGATAGTGTAGAGAACCGTTATCATACCTGTCGTATATGTATTTACGGAAATAGTCGCCCTCTACCCATTCTCCATTATCGAGGCGCTTGCCTCTGAAAAGTATATCTCGCATAGTCTTAGCGCTTTATCGGTTGTTGCATTTCGTCTACGATACAGCCAAATTCAGACCTTGACATATTGGTCGGTATAAAGTGTTCTTTTACCCATTCAAAGGAATAGCAATGGTTTTGCAACACGTCGCGGGCTTCCTTCCTGGCACGTTCCGCACACATCTCGATATAATCCTCTGCAGTCATATTATAGTCCGTAATCGTGTCTACAACGGTAGAAAAGCGGCAATACAAACCGTTAGGCTGCTTGCAAATGAATGATCCCATATTTTCGTTATTTTTCGCCTTGCGGCAGTTCGTTTTTTCGTCTCTCGTTGTCAACATAAAACTGCTGGCACTCATCTAGAAATTCAAAGAAATCTCCCGGGGAAAACCACACATCATCTCCATAACCTGATGTTGATGTTATAGCAAGTATGTAGCCGTCATTATCCGGGCTGATCGAGAGCGACATTTCGGAATCGTCAATGCTGTCTTTAAATATTATCTTCTTTTTCATTTTTTCTCATTTTTTATTTCTTCAATCGTCACCCTCACCGGGCGGCAGGTGTAACCTTGTTTCTCATACTTAGGCCAATCAATGGAATGTATATGTCCACCAAAAGGCCAAAATGCATTCTTTAAAAAAGACTCTTGACTATTGTAAATTTGAGTGCGTGTAGTCCAGACAATCAAATCCCCTTCCGGATCAAACACCGCCCACATTTTGATTGTTGTTTTCATCACTTCACCAGTTTAAATTCAATTCTCCAAACAAAGGGGTTTCGTTCCCAGATTCTCCGACCGCTTATCTCGTCTATGAGAGCGGCGAAGGCAGAAATGGGTGTTGTGTATCCATCGGACATCCCGTTTGAAAAATGGCCATCGCTGTTTTCGACAAAACGCACCCCCTCTTTCAAACAATCCTCATCGGTTATATTCTGCAACCGTTCGGGGCGGACAGAGGTAATGCGGATTTGGTGAGGCATAAGGTCGGCGCGGACGAACATTTTGTTATATTGCCCTGGGTGGTCTCCACCCCAGTCCCCCAGATCATCAATTCGATAATGAACAATTTGCGGGTCAATTTGGTCGTAGCTTTGCGCTACGGCAACGATCTCTCCGACTTTATAGGGAGGCTGACAAGGATAGTCTTTCGGCTCCATGTAGGCGATATCATCCGGATCAGGCTGCCGATTCATTATCCGTCTGGTCACGGTCTTATATCCAGACAATACCGCTTTAGTAAGTCCGTACCGGTCGTTAAACATTATCTTTTTCATCTTCTTCTCCTGTTATGCCCGAAGGCGGGTTAAAATTCCAATTTAGTTTGCTTTGGTTTGAATCCAATTCCTCTGCAAGCCATCCCAATATCTCCTAATGAGAAAGTCGTTACCGGATTCACCGTACATGGTAAAGATTGCAGAGAACACCAATCACCATCTTTGTGCTCACAGGAAAAACAGTCGTCAGCCATTGAGCCCTCGCCCCACCATTCAACCATCTCGGGATGATCGCTCTTTAGGCATAGGTCTTTCCATTGCTCCCACCTAGCCCGGCGGGTGGCATCAGAAGCATCTTTTTTACTCCTGCCGAAAAGCTCATCCCAACGTATTCCTAAAGCCACCTCTTTCATCGCTCTGTTTTTTCATAAATACTTCCCACTCGTTCGATAAGCTCGCTATCCATTCCGAAGAGAGGATAGGTGGACTCTGGATTCTCGCGAGGTACAAACACGAACGCAGCATCATACTCCGAATATTCTATCACGCACTCCACAGTAACGCTTGGCTCCGCAGTGGGATGTTGCACCCGGACAAGGTCGCCACTCCATAATTCTTGGCCGCTTCTATCTTTGTAAAAAGTGCATATTATGGGTTCATATCGATCAGGTTGCGGGGTGAAATCACAGTCGCTAAATCCAGGAGGTCTACATCTTCCAACATAGTCTCCAAAACATCGAGCAATAGAAACCGCTGTATCATAAATACATCGACGCTCTTTATCGTAAATCTTCATCTTTATCTTCATCTTCTTCTCCTGTTATGCCCGAAGGCGGGTTAATCATCAAATACTTCAAGCATTCCTATTGCAAGCATAAAAAGCCCACTTATTGTTCCGACGAGGCACAAAAAACCAAACCAAAATTTCATGCCTTCTGAGACTTCGACGGTTGACTGTTGGCCGAGGAAATAACTGCATACAAGCGCCAAAGCACCAATAACAATCAATAAAATCGGTTTCATCTTCTTACTCCTTTATTCGTTCGATATAACTGGCCGCTTCTTGGGGTGTTTTCATCGCTCGTTGAGTTTTTGAATGAAATTGTTTAGTATATCACACAGATAATAATCATCAGTCCGCAACCTATGGTCACAACCAGCACCACTTTGTGTGCATGCGAAACAACACGCCTCCACCGCTCGCTTTTTCAATGCCTCAATCTGTTGTTCGTGTTCCTCCTGTAATGTTTCGAGTATTTCTACGAATCCTTTGCATTTATCTTCGATCTCCTCTTCTGCGTCCTGCTCGGCAAGCTCGACGGCTCGACGGGCTGTTGATGCGTCAACCATCCACTCTAGGCCGTCAATCAGCTCAGAGCGGTTATTGATAAATTCTTCTGCTCGTTTGCTTTTCATTTCCCACTCCTTTCTGCCCTCGATAGGGCTTCATACTCGTTGATCGTTTCAAAAATCTGTAATACCACTTGGGGAACTACGGCGTTTCCGTAGGCTTTGATGGCCTGATCCCGCCACCGGTTGTAGGCTTTGGCCCGCCGGGGTGTTGGGATTCCTTCAAAAACGGCGTCAAAATCCAACCAGTCGGAAAGCCCATCATCTCCTCGACGAACAGGGGATTGAGTCGGGAAGTCTTGCCAGTTTGACGGTATGCTAACTCGCTTATGTCTTCGCCGAGGTTGCTCTTGCCCCTGTCTATCTTGGCATGGCGGCAATCCTGCACTTTCGGAGTGGGAAGTAGATTCATCTTTGCGGCAAGTGCTATCGTGGGCCTTGGTGTTGATCCGGATGACAGGCTTTTGTTTATTCGACCGCTCCCGGCATCTATCGCTGTCGGAGTAGGAAGCAACCCTCCGTATATCACCTGGCTGGCGAGGTTCGGGTAGCAATTCGCCGACCTGTCGCCCATTCTCTTGACGAACTTCTGCGGGTCTTCCACTATCTCGGTCGCCCGCGGAATGTGCAACAAACCAAGTCCGGTATCTTTGGTGTGGAGCGCCGACACCGCAAGCTGGAAGTACATACGGTTGGACTTCGTAACCTTCCGCTTCCAGGTCAACACACACCTGTTTGAATACCAACCCGTCCGACCAACTAACAATTCCGTAAACGTTCTCGCCCACGATCCAACGGGGTCGAACAGTCCGAATAACTCCGAGCATTTCGGGCCACAGGTAGCGGTCGTCTTCGGTTCCTTTGCGCTTTCCGGCTGTCGAAAACGGCTGGCAGGGAAAACCTCCTGTGAGCACGTCGAGCCGGTCTTTATACCTGGCAAAATCAGCCGTTCGTATGTCTGTGAATTGTTCTGCATCTGGAAAATGGTGTTTGAGTACGGTTTGACAAAACGGGTCTATCTCGCAGTTGAAAAGGTTTTGCCATCCGACCCATTCGGCGGCGAGGTCAAAACCTCCGATCCCTGAAAACAAACTGCCGTGCGTCATCTCTCTTCATGCTGTGCCCCGAAAGGGACGGTTTCACAATCCCCGTAATACACCCAGACTTTTCGTCTCGTGTACCGGGTTCTCGTTTGAATCCAGCCGCTTTCAAAATCGACCCCGATCATCTCCCGGCGATGATTCCTGAATACGATCAGGTCGCCTTTTCCCCATGCTTTCAATTCAAACTCCTGGTGTGTCATTGTCTTGCTGTTTTGCTTCCCGTTTAATCTTGTTGATCTGCTTGCGTGTCACCTGAAATACCCCCCCCCGAAAGGTGCTGCAACTCCTTGACTTTCCCTGCGGGGATTTCGTCGATAAATTCACCGGTTCGGTGGCTGTAAAGGGTCACCATTTCCGGATTGATCGTTTGGTTGATTTCGACTTTCATTGCGGTAGGTTTATGATGGTTATAAACTTTCTTGATCTTTTTGCAGCCTTTCGAGCAGACGATCTGTAAAGTCTACAGCATAATCTACGGCGGCATCCTTGTCGTTAAAATCATTTTCAGTGCTGGCTATTAAGCCCGAGAGGATCATGCACGACATGTATTCGCGCTTGCTTAGTCCCCCGCATATCACATACCCTTTACCGTAGTTTACCATCTCTTCGCAGGGGAATGCGTTTGCGCTTCCTAACCATGCGTTCAATTTATCTTTCATTTTGCCTCAAATTTTCAGGTTAAATACACTCTTTGATCCTGCCGATAATCTCGTCATCGGACACCTGATAACCCAGCGAAAGGACATCGCACAGGGTGCGGCGGAATTCTCCGGGTTTGTAATTCTCGACGGTAGTTGTTTCCAGATTAATCCTGGCAGACAACCCCCTGCGGATAACCTCGCCACGCAGCTCATCATCATCGATTTTCTCCAGTATATCTCTTACATAAAATTCAACTTCGGTATCGACGTTCAAACTAATGTATTTACTCATGATTATCTGGTTTTTAATAGTTTTGCGTATCTGTCTTTCGGCGTATCCCCGATGTGGATTAATCCTGCGTCTTCCAGTCTTTCGAGCTCTTCGACCATTTCGAACCAACTGATCGAAAGTTTGTCGTAGATGCTCCGGAAAACAATGTTCAGCGGCTCGATTCTTTTCTCTTTTCGTTCGGCGGTAAGTTGCTCGATAGCTTCAAGGACGGTCATTTCTCTTTGCTTTTGAAGTAGTTTAACAGTTCATCCAAACTCATCAGGAGGGTAAATCTTTCCTTGTCGTGACATCTGGTGTCGGCAACTTCGGAGCAGGTGTAGTTATCTTTCATCGCTATTTCTTGACAAAACCCCGTTGTATGGCTTCGTGGTTACGCGCTTTTTCGCGCTTCTCTTTGAGAATAAAATCCCGGCTGGCGTAAGAGTTGAAAGTGTTGATCGCGCTGCGGCAGCGCTTGGTGGCTCCCTTGTTGCACATGTCGGTCAGAATGCGGATTACATCCTCGTCGTCCATGCGCTCGACAATCGCCTGAGCCTGGCGCAAGGTGATCGGAAACTCCATCAACTGAACCGAGGGTGTATGGGTCTCGATCCACCGCAGCATATCCTGGGCTTTCTGCGAAACTTCACGCGCGCGCGTTTTGTCTTTACCAGAAAAAAACTGTGTGTGTGCTTTCTTATCATTCTTTACATTCTTTACATTCTTGTTTGTGCTTTTCTGCGGATTTTCTGCCGGCTTTCTGTCGGCTTTCTGCTGATCTTCTGTTGTATCGTCTGCTGTACTTTCTGTTGTATCGTCTGATTGGTATGCGTCGTAATTAACTATTGAAATAGTGTTTATTACATTGGATTTCTGTTGTACTATCTGCCGATCTTTTTCGAGCTCATTTAAATACCGTTTTACTTTAGTTCTCGACCACTTCCACCGGGTTGCCAATGTTTCCTGTGCAATGGCCGTGTCGCCTCTTTTTATCTCGACTTTGTTTCCACGCACATACATATTCATCCCTTTGTGGTTGGCGAGCATAAGCAGGTCGATCCATGCCATAACCCGGGTAAACGGCTCACTGAAATAATCCGGATGCTCTATGATCTGACGGTGAAGTTTTATCCAGCCTTCCATTACAATCCTTTTTGCTCTTTAAGCCTTTTAACCTCCTGCTGATAGTGCTTTATAAGCACCGTATATTCGGTCGGCCCGATTTTACTGATGTTGTGTCTTTTGATGTCCAAATAGGAAATAACCTTATCCCCCGTACTTCTCGATAAGACCGTGATTATATCCGATCATATTACCTTCGTCGAACCTGTTACAACTCCTGCATTGCAGATTCACGTTAGATTCATCGTAGCGTAAACTCATGTGTTTCCGGTTGACATAATGACCTGCATCCGCATCCTTCCAGAAAACTACTTTTCCGCACGAAATACAGCGTCCGTAACCGGTGCTGTCGGAATCCCTCAATCGGACATATTCGCTGAAAATTCGGTCTAATTTGGCCTTGTAATTCATTAGTAACCCCTCCCATCCAATCTAACCTGCTCCTTTACGAAACTTATCTGCGTCCTGAGATTATCAGATTGATGTTTGCAGGTGGCGTTGATCCGGTCCAACCACTTGACTAACCTGTTTTCATGCCGGCAGCAACTCGTCAGGTATTTGTTGGCTACCGTGGCCGCCATGCAATCGATTCGATCTTTGTTTTCCTCGAAAGCCCTATTGATGGCTTCCTCTTGCAGGAAAACAGCCTCGGCAAGCATCTCACCGGATCGGGCCATGTAGACGTTGAGAGTGGATAGCCGGTCGAGCAATACATTGATTTCACCGGAATAAGGGGCGTTGAGATACTGCTGTATATCGTGGGCTTCCCTGCAAAGCGGTTCGAGCCTGCCAGCCATTGTTTCAGGCAGTAACTGCCCATTGCACTCCACCAGAATATCATCCATCATGCGATCATTTTTAAAAGTTTACTCTTGATCTCTTCTCTGTACTTATTGGCCTTTTTAAGCTGTTCCAGGCAAAAATCGATGAAAGGCTCATCCCGTTCTACCCGAAGGATTTTAAGAGCCAAATCCGGATTATGAACCCTCGGATCGTATGCTATGAAATCACACCATTTTCGACTTGTTACGATCAGGTTCCCCTGAATCTGGGTGTAATACCCTCGGTTCAGCTTCTTCAAATCCTCCTGCGTTTCCAATAGGAGGTACTCTACATAATTTTTCCCGCTGTAAGGACACTTGATCTCAATGATTCCATCTTCACCTACCAATCCATCCGGGGAACCGCCGAAATATTCGTTATAGCGTATGAAGCCGCACAAATCTACTTTATTACCCGTTCTGGCTTCATACTGCATTCGGGCCTCGTCTTCATACTGCTGCCCCCATTTGACCTCTTTGTTGTTGAGTTCCTTGTAATCGAGGATTGTTCCGTTGGTGATCTGCTCGGATATTTTGTCGTAAACGTAATCCTTACTCTTTTCGGAAAGTTTACCGGCTTCCTTGTTGGCTTTACTTTTGGGCTCGGAGAGGAGATCGTCCAGCTCCGAGCTCGTAAACATTTCCAATCTGCCCGAATACCATTCAGGAGTTCTCTGTAGCTGTTCCATGCTCTTTGGCTATATCTTTCAAACCGAAAGCGTTGTTTGCGATCTGCTGCTCGGCAAAGCTCTTTTCCTCCGGTTCGTCTTTTCTTCCCAGGGCCTTGCTGAGTAATTCGTCGTACTTGGCTTTGTCGATATGACCCCTTAAAAGCGCGTCTTTGGCCTCTTGCTCGGTGGAAATCGTTTCAGGATCGATCTCATTGGGAATAACCCTTGCTTCTACCGGGATAGGCCGTGCGTCGTAGAGTTCTTCAGCGGTCTGCATGCCCATTCCGATCTCAGGAGCGTAAGTCCGGGCGAAGAATGCCCCGGCGCGATATTGAAGCATCAGCTGGGGAATCGTCTGCCATTTCGAACCGTTTTTGGAATACCAACCCTCTTTCTTGGCCATATTGATGTCCACCCAAGCGCCTTCTAGCTTTTCGCCCGATTTGTCATAAGCCCACGCCCGGCATCCCCAATCGTCCTGTCCTTCGGTTCCGCGCCACTCGTAGCGGATCGGAGAAAAACGACCGCTGACGTTTAGTGCCGCAATCAGGAATTTGGACGACCAACCCGGATTGCCATGTACGATATAAAGGTTCTGCATAACCATCAGGGGGGACATCTTGATACGGTTAGCCATCTCAAGGGCGACAATGCAGTTGGGAAGGTTCTTTTCTCCCTGGTACATCACCGGGACGATTGTTGAACTGCAAAGGGCTTTTGCCATCCTTTGGGCGTTCTCGAAGTTGTTTTGCGACCCGAAGACCAACATACTGTTGTCCTCGATCACGGTAAGTTTGTTTTCTGATTCCATAACTACAATTTTTGAGGTTTGAGGGAGATTAGGGTCTCCTTTGCGGACAGGGCCGGTTCTGCCCCGGCGACAGCTTTGAATCTTACCCGCGAGAAAGGGTATCTGTCGGCTTCGTTTGTGTTGGCCCTGTCTTGCTGTACATCTCAAGGGCGCACTCCCCGCATCATTGCCTGCCACTTATCCGGGCGTCCCCGGTGGCTGCCTGTCCAAATTGCCCGTCTTTCCGGGCTGTCATTATGCTTGCAAGGTGTATTTCGCGTATTGAATCGGTTCGGGTTTTTCTCCTTTCAATCTCCGGAAGAATCCCGGTCGGGTCATGCCCTCCACCAATTCGGTTTTAATCCTCACTCCTGATCGCCTAAGATCATAAATCCGTGCGCCTAGCCGGTAACAACCAAATTCCCTGAGAGCCTCCATCGGGGTAATACTGCCGTGCTGGCGCATATACTCCAAAACTTTGTGTTTGTGATTCTCTGTTCTCATGGTATTGAGTGTTTTGATTTGTCCTTTAAAAACTCCGCGGGCCTCACGGATGGCGGAGGGGTGACCCGGATTGCCGTCCGGATCGTAAAAATGGCTGCTAACCTAAACCAACATTACTAACCTAACCTGCTTTACGGTAGCAGGAACCGTTAACTAACCCATGCCCTTACATCGTTCGATTCAGGCGGTATTACTTCTTCCAAATGGTCGATATACTGAACCTGTGCCCGGTAAACGCTTAAATCGAAAAGCTCCGGATCGTCGAAATAATCCTCTCGCATACGCGACAAGTCGACCGACACAATTACATCCACGCCATCCTGCGATACGGGCTCCAGTTCCTTTTCCATCACATCTCCCTGTTCCATCCAACCGAGAAGATCGCCTATCTGACGACCAATAGCGGCCAGTGTTTCATCCTTGTATTTAAATGGGAGTAAATTCGTCGATGCCATAGCTACTCAGTCTTTAAGTATTTCTTGATACCTGCTTCACCCCGTTTGGTTGTTGCGATCAGAACAGTTGCGAACACAAAATCTGCACGCAAAATATTTTCACAACCGCTCATTATTCTTGATAATATTTTGTTTTCACAAATTCGTTTTTTACTTTTGAAGCGCGTAAGAAATGAAAGGGTATAACGCCTCATCATTTTAAGGAAGCCTCGAAAGAGGCTTTCTTGTTTACTGTCCGGAGGTTAGATGCGTTGACAAGTCCCTTTTTCTTCACCCTTTTTTAAATTTCTTACGCATAATGAAAAACGGTGACTTAGGCAATCGCCTCTACTGTGGAGGAGATAAGCCAACCCATGTGCGCTCTTATACGAGGATTCGCTATGGGAAACAAGAGTCTGTTCGTGAACATTGCAGGGGTTCTTGGGGCTCACGCAGGTAACGCGACAACTCTGTAATGGTTCGATAGCTTCCCGCCTCCGGACTTTATTTTCACAATCGCTGTTCATTTCTTTTCATTATTGGAGGGTGGGTGGGATTCGATACCCACAACTGCTGTCTAACTGCTCGGACTTACGGATTTATCCTGCCCTACATCTGCTGCCGTACTACTTGTACTACCACCCTTTTATTTTGTACCCCTTAGCGGACTCGAACCGCTACCTGCTCACACGCGCACAAAAACATCTTCAGTCAAGCAATAACCAGTTATGCGTGTTCGCCGTCTCTCTCCCGTTAGACTAAAGGGGTGGAATCAGCACTCCCACTGAGTTGTCAAACCTTTTTACTCTCTGCTATGAAAGTTGTGGAAGTGCCGAGTTTTGTTATCTTTGTAAGTGTCAAACCTTAATATACATTGCTATGGAATTATCGAAAAACCAAATCCAACAGTTAAAGGATCATCTAAAAAAGGTTGCACCAAACCCTAAATGCTCTTTTTGTGGGGGCAAGGATTTTGTAATCAATCATATCGCATTGGGTGTCCCGACACTTGATTGTAGCGCTCCAAGTAATCATCCTCCTATACTACTCTCTCCTTGCGTTGGTTTTGCCGTTATTGAGTGTTCGTGTTGTCACTGCGTACAGTTATTTAACCTTAAATCTCTTAATGTAATTGGGTAATCCCTCTGTTTGATAGGATTTCTGATTGACTCGTTGAAATAATACGGGCGCAGATATTTCCGGTAGTATTAATATCACATCGTACGCCTTGTTCTAAGATTCGTTCGAGTCTTAGACGGAGTTTTGCATCCCTGCGATTTCGGAAGAAAAGAATGATCTTTTTCATGGTTGCTGTATTTTAGAAGGTTAAAGAACTATTGTCCGATTATTATTTCAATTACTACCCAGAGGCAAAACACGACGATAGAAAGGGTTGCTACAAGTGCCAATGCCATAAGATTGGATTCGGTGTTGTCGCTCATGGCTCTATAAGTTTTCAAGAAACTCTTTGATCGCCTCTCTATCCTCATCGCTGACTTCGTCAGAAAGAGCCAGCCGGGAAAGGTTTGCCCTCAGTGGATTCAAAGCTGAATCCGGAGCGGGGCCGGGTGTGATGATAAATTCGTCGTTCATGGCTTTGTAGGTTTTAGTGATTTCTTCTTAACTCAGAGAAGTCTAACTTGAGAGCAACGGAGCCCCGGATATAGGTGCGGCTATCTGTGCTGTCAGGATGCTTAGGAATAGCACCCGAATCAACATAAGCCTTGACTGTCCGTGGGTCTACACTTTGCAGCGAAGCGACTGTGTGCAAACTAAGGAGGGCCCCATAAAATTTGTCTGCGTTTACACTGTTTGCGCGTAAATCGTTTAGCTCTTTTTTTAGCTGGCGGTTTTCTATTTCCAAATCGGCCACATAAGCCGCTATACCCGATGCAGAATAGTCCATAATCTTTATCCTATGAAACAATTACACTTGTTATACTGATCGTTCGTGCTTCCTCTCGTCCTCTGCCTCGGCGGCAAATCGTTTCGATCTCCCTACCCCGCCGTACTTCTCTGTAGGTTTCACTTTGGTAGATCATTTCATTCGGAATAAAAGCCAGTAGAATAATTCCAGCCATAATTCCTTTCGCATCCCATGTGCGGATAAATTCGGGGAGCTGCGCACCGCTTTTAATGCAGTAGTACCAGGCCACAAGCGCCGAAGTGTTATGAGGAATACCGAGCTTATCGAAAATCTTGTTTTTGGTGTTCTTGAAGGTCGAGTAAGCTTTATTTAAGTAGTAAGCCGCCTCTTTGTCCGAACGTCCCGTAGCAATCGTTTCGATCATCCGGTATTCGTTAGCTGTCAGCACTTCCTTTCCGTTCATATTCCCTGACCACTTTACCGACGTAAGCGTCCGTTACCTTCAGAATCTCTGCAATCGCCATGTATGTTCCGCGCGGGGCAACCCCGTTGTTTTCAGTTTTGGCCTGCTCGTAAAGCTCGATTGCTCTGGCTTTCTTTTTGGCCCACTTTTGCTGGTTTTTTGTCAAGACCCTTCTTTGCAGTGCCATATTGGTGTTTTTAAACAGTTGATTATTATCACTCATATTGACTTCGGTACTTTTTTGCTATTTGTTTATTTGGCCTTTATTGTTTACTTTGTATTGTAGAATAGTTGTTTGATTTGTTTTGTTAATGCAAATATATAACCTAAAAGGTTGTAATCAAAATATTTTTACCACTTTTTTGGTGTTTCAATTAATAAAATTTCTATATGCCTGATAATAAGAATGTATTGTTAGGGGAAAAGCTAAAAGATTTTTTCTCTAGACAAGGATTAACGCAACAGGCTATAGCCGACAGATTAGGAGTTTCACAATCTGCCGTAAGCGCCTTACTTAATGGTAAACCTTTCGGTAAGAAAAACGCAACAAAATGGGGGGATGAATTTGGGATACAACCTTCATGGTTGTTAACCGGCGAAGGTGAAATGCTGAAAACAGATACGCCTAAACCCATCTCTTTGGTAGAAAACAAGGAAGGGGTTATCTCAATTCCTTCTGATGTATGGGAGGTTATTAAGAATCAATCTGCCAGTCTAAAAGCAAAGGACGATCAAATAAATACTCTTATTTCTCAAAGTAAATCTGAGAGAGAGGAGACTGTCCAAGCACTAAAAAATACGATTTCGACATTGGAGAAAGAATTAGCTAAAAAGGGGGAAGATGCGGGTTACCCATCCCATGTTGCTATACGGGCGGACACAGAATGAAGCGCCGTCGCTTGAGTGTGAAGCTGCCGGAATTGGATCTATTCGGAAAAGCGGCTGCTAATCAAATATAACAATAATTTATTGTATTTGTTAAATATTCCCCAAAAGTTACAATATGATCGCACGATTAATAGTTGTAGTGGTGATTATGATAGTTGAGGGCTGTTGGTTGGTCCACTCTCAGCCACATCAAGACGAAATGTATTATGCTTCTGGATTTAATAAAAAACAGATAAAAGAGCCATTAAAAGATACCATTAATGGTTTTTATATAAATGAGGAAGCTGCATTTGTGGAATGGTCTCATGTATTCGATGGAAATAAGACAGATGTAATTGATTGGCTACTCCATCGAAGTGGATTTGATTGCCGACCTAATTCAGATACAACTATCATTACGGGACGAACAAATAAAAAGCCGTTAGATTTCAAAAAGGCTGGTAGTAAACAAGTAAATATCGATCCAGCCATCGTATTTTTTTCGGTGCAATTAAAAAGTGACAGATACAAAGTGATCGTAAGCGACATCGCATGGTATTCAAATCTTGATGTTGGCGCCACAATAATAATGGGGACTCCAGTTGCAAACAATCATGAGTCTACATCTCTTAGTTTCCATGTATTTAAGGGCAAGTCGCCAAATGTAAGGGTAAAAAGATCATTCGTGTCTGAAGATTACGGACTAAGTAGCGTTAGTTTTTCCAAATCTTTAAACACTGTGCTCACTTACATGTTTTCGCTTCCTGATTTGCCAAATACACTAACAGATGAAGATTGGTAAAAATAGATTAGGTAATAGTGTGTATTACATGATTGT